CTTTTTGTGCTAATTCTTTCATACGATTGGCTTGTCTAGTTCTACCTTCTGGAGAAAAATCCCAATCATTATATTCTTCTCTAACTCTATCTGCATTCAACCATACTGCATTTAATTTTGTTACTAATTTTTCTGCTAAATATGTTTTACCTGCTCCTGGTAAACCCATAATTAATATTTTCTTCATGCCACTGCCTCTGGACTACGACCTTTTATTTTTCTCTTTCCTTTGGTATGGTCGTAGATTAACCCTAGAACCGAGCGTGATTGTACGTGACCTGGTCTATTGTCACCAATATTATTATTTTGTACTTTCATATCTTCTTCAAAAACTTTTCTAACATAATCCCAAACATAACTATCGTGGTACTCACTTAAACTATATATCTCATCATAATCATACATCTTTTTCATATAACGAGCATAATTTCTCGTTTGATTATGTTGCATATTAAAATACAAGAAACCACATTCACTATAATTACTTCCACGACCTAGATATGACATCATACAATCGTCTTTATGAATATGTTTTTTAATCCAGTTAACATCTATTGATTTATAGAATACACTATCAGCATCAATACAAATTAAACCATCTACATCACTTGAACAATTATCAATGGCGTGTGTGTAAGCATAAACTTTATATGAAAATCTTACACCATCTTTCTTAAATGATTCTACTTCTCTATGTTTATTTCTTTCTATGAATTTTTTGAGATCAGGTATTTTATCAAACATATCATCATCTTCATTATAAACAATTAAATCAAATGGCCAATTATATGTGGATTGAAATCTGTGAGCGTATTGTTTAAATAACTTATTATTCCAACTAGTGACTACTTGAATTTTCATAACCAACTTTCGCAATGTAAAAACTATCAACAATATCTGATACAGGATTACCTATCTTTTCTACATCAAATATTTTCTTCAAGTCCGTGTTTGTTTCTTTAGAAAATGATTCATACATCAAATCTTTATCAGCGTTTCCTTTACCAGTTGCACCTTTCTTAACTACACTAGGTACAACAGTTTCATAGTCAACTCCAAATTCTTGTAATCTATATTTAAGTATACCACAATTTTCAGCAATTTGAAATACTGCTTGCCCTTTTGATCCAAAAGAGTAACCTTCTATGAATACTTGTTGTGGTGAGTGGAAAGTTTCTTTGATTATGTCGAATGCCCAATCAGATATTTGACTAAACCTATGTATAGGTGTTTTGTATTCTTTATGTTCAAAGCCAAAAATGTTTTTTGACATTGGCCCAATGTATTTTTTCTTATTCGTTAAATAATAAAACTGACTATTTTTAAATATAAAATCTTCAGTTACACAAATTGCTGGACTTGTTAAACTATAATCAATTCCAATTATCGTCTTCGGCTTCTGGTTGTTCGTTTGACCAAACTTCTTCATCTTCTAGTTCCTCTACTTCGTGTCCACAGAAAGGGCAAGTTAAAGGTTCTAAATCCTGAATATCTATGTCCCATTCTATTGTATATTTAGTTTCGCAACTAGAACAAGTTTTTTGTCTTTTCTCAAGCATTATAGTTTGAATTTTTTAAATTGATCCTTCTTAACATCTTGTTTGATACCACCAATAACATAACTTTCAATTTCTGTTTCTTGTGGTGCGTTTTGTGTACTCTTACTATTTAACCAATGATCTACCCAAGGTAATGGATTTGTTTTTTGATTATAAACTGGATTTAATCCAATTGCTTTCATTCTTCTATTTGCCATATATTCTACAAATTGATGTAATAGTTTTTCTGATAACCCTATCATAGAACCTTGAGAAAATAGATAAGTTGCCCATCTCTTTTCTTCTTGTACAGCATCATCATACATTTTATAAACTTCTTCGTCTGTATCTTTAATTACTTTGTTCATCACTTTATCGTTTTCTATATCTCTATAATTGTTTATAATTCTTTGAGATACTGCCAAGTGTTGACTTTCATCTCTAGCTATAAAAGATATAATCTTTGCTGAACCTTCTAATAGTTTTAATTCACCAAACGCAAATGAACAAGCGAAAGATACATAAAATCTTAAACCTTCTAATATATTTACAGTTACTAAAGCTTTCCATAACTTTTTCTTTAAGTCATATTCATCAACTTTAGTTTTATCTAATTGATACCTATAACCTGTTTCAATTAATTCATCATAACATTTAGTTACTGAATTTGCTCTCTTTTCTATCTTTTCATCTTGTATAATTGTATCAAATACATCTGCTGGATTTGGATATAAATTTTTTATAATGTAAGTATAACTTCTACTATGAATAGTTTCCATAAAATCCCAAGTAACAATACAGCCTTCTAACTCTGGTAATGATACAAAAGGTAAAAATGCTAAACAAGGACCACGACCTTGTACACTATCTAACATAGTTTGATATTTTAAATTTGATGTAAATATATTTTTTTGTTCAGGTCTTAATAATTGGTAGTCGTTTCTATCTTTTTGTAAAGATACTTCTTCTGGTCTCCAAAAGTAACCTAACTGTTGTTGTGTTAACTTATCAAAGATAGGATATTTCATACTATCATATCTCTGTACAGCTAAGTCCTCTCCAAAGAACATAGGGTTCTTTAAGAAGTTTACATCTTTACTTTTATTAAAAACTGATCTTGCCATTACAATATATATTCTTTGTTTAATCTTATTGGTTTTAGTCCTGTTTCTCTATTTAAAAATTTATAATCCATTCTTACAACTTCAAAATCTTTTTTTAACTTATCAGCAATTAGATAAGGATTAAATTCAGCACAACTATAAACGTCTAGTTGCATCATCGCAGGTACAGGTTCGTCCCATACGTGCATTGCAATGTGACTTGTTTCTATAACTGCGACACCTGTAATTCCTCTATTACCTGGCGTTTCACTATAAGCCACATATGGCCCCAACATTATTTTCATATTGATTGAGGCAATAAACTCTTTTAACCATTCTGTTAACTTATCCACATCTTTTGGTGGGTTATTAACTTCAGCACGAACGATTAAGTGCTTGTGTATTAGTAAGCTATTTTTCATCTTTTACTCCGTAGAAAAACTCTGTTTCATCTCCAAAGGTTTGTTTTACCTTATCTTCTACGGAATATTCGATAGAAGAAACTTTAAAGTCTGGAAACTTTAAAGTCTTTGGTGTATATGATTTATCCAAAATCAATACTCTATTATTTGGTTGAGCAGCAAAATAACCGTTGTTTAGTTTTAATACATTAAACGACTTATGTTGCGTTGGCACTTCACTAAATGTAGTATTTAGTCTATTACTATCTGGATTACAACTATCAATCGTAAACAAATATATACCCTCGTGCCATTTTCTACTAGGAGCAAAATACTTCGCTCTTTGTCCTTTTAATAATCTTTTTTCTATGACTGTTATATCATAACTAAAACAGTCCCATAATTCTAATTCTTCTAAAGGTAAATTACCTTCAAAGTCTTTCTTCCATACAAATGCCGACAATGGTAACTTGTCATACACTGCGCCATATTCTGGTAGATATGTTTCAAAATACAACGCTCTACCTTGTATAGATTTAACTGTGACCCATACACCTTCAACAAGTTCACCGTGTCCTTTTTCGTGGTCGTGTAAAAATTCTTTCTTTACATAAACCTCTATGTGAGGTAAGTTAGCACATAAAAACATTATATAGTACAAGAATCACAGTTTTCTGGATCCTCATTCTCTTGTTTAGGTTCGTCTTCAGGAACGTTATCATTGAAACCTATTGGATGCGATGGTTCGTCAATATCTTTTTTCGCATCATATGTGTTTTGATAATATGAAGTCTTCCAACCTAATCTATAAGTTGTTAATAAGTCTTGTGCCATTTGTGATATTGACACTTGATTATCTTCAAAATGTTCAGGATTATAAGACCAATTACCACTTATCGCTTGGTCAAAATACTTTTGCATCACTGCAACAACGTTAATATAACCCTCATTTGATTTCATATCCCACAACAAAGTATAATTGTTTTTCAATCTTTTATAATCAGGTACAACTTGTTTCAATGGTCCTTTTTTAGATTTCTTAACACTTAAATAATCTCTAGGTGGTTCAATACCGTTAGTAGCATTTGAAACCACACTAGAGGATTCAGATGGCATTTGAGCAGAGAGTGTGCTATGTCTTAATCCATGCTCTTTAATTTC